GTAACGACGATCTGATCGTTCTCGTCGACGATCCCGAGACCTGGGGTCCCCCCGATCGTGACGGGAACCCCAAAGTCGGAACTAATCAAAGCTCCGACGTCTCCGGGTCTGAAGACGATGCTCACGCGTGCTTTCTTACTTTCGCTTTATTCGGCTCGACCTCGCGAGGACCTGGATCCCCGTGAGTCGGAGATTCGACTCGGACGCCGTACTGTTCGCCCGCTTCGACTTCTCGGCCGTCTTCGTTGTCCTCGTCGACAAACTCCGCTTGACCGACGGAGACGAGCTCGCTCGCTTTGTGACGATCCATCTCGATCGTTGAGCCCGCTTCGGTATGCTTGCCCTCGATGAGAACGTGTTTCAAGAGTTTGATTCTTGCGCGTTTCGTTTTTGCTGCCACAGTAGAACCTCCGGAGTGATTTTCGATCCCGGCCCGCGCGTAAGGGAAAATTTAACCGCGCGGCCGGGTGTCGAGTTGGTCGAGCCATCCCGATCTACTTCTGGGATTGAGCGACGACGAACGCCTGGGGATACTTCAAGGCGACGTCCATAAGCATGAACGTGGTGAGCTCGATCATCCCCTGTTTTTTTAGACGATACGGATCGACGACGAGCTCGAATCCGCTTCCCCACATGCCGATCACGAGCGTCGAGAAGACGCCAAGGATCAGAGCGTGATTGTTAGAGGTCGAACCGCGGACTCCGGTTTTCGGGACCTGATTCGAGGATCTCGCCTTGTAGCCTCCGACGGTGTCGGCGTCGGTCCACACGGGGAGAGCGATCGTGTTCGCGAGTCGAGACGTGTTTTTGAGGAGCGTCTTGATCGACGGGGTCGTGAGCCACGCGGGATCGCCGAGCTGATCCGCGTTCGTGTCCTCGAGGTCTTCGATCATCTTGAGGATGTCGATATAAGCGACCTCGCCTCCGTTGCCGCTATCGGCCGCGTCGACGAACGACTGGACGCCGGTCGTGTTCATGATCCCGACCGGCGAGCTCCCGCCTGTCGGTCCGGCGATCGCGGCGAAGTCGGCCGAGAGTGCCATATCGCGCGCGAGGTCCTGTCGGACGAGCGTGTCGACATCGATCACAGCCTGGGCGAGTAACTGTCTCGAGTAACTTGTTGAGGACTGATAAGTGTGCGGCGAGCTCGGGACCTGTCCGAGCGTGAGGTTTGAATCCGCGACGTCGGATCCGGGATTTTCAGCGACCCATGATCCGGTCGCCTTTCCGGTTTGTTTCGGATAGGCGACGTTGTCTCGGAGACCTGAGATCGTCGTCGCGCCGAGTTCTTTCACGCGCATCGAGTTATATAAGAACTCGATGAACGCTCCCGGTTCGGTGAACTTGAGCTCGGTTCCTTTCGTCGAGGTCGCGGAGTCGAGACCCGCGCGCTTCGAGATCGCATTCACGTTTTTGACGCTCCAGGGGACGAAGAGCCCGCCGTGACCAGGTCTGGAAGCTCGTTCGATCGTCTGAGAGATCTCCAGTTCGAGGCAATTCTGCCGCTTGCCGTGATTCTCGTCCGCTTCTTCATTCGCGACGAGCATCATGATCCCGCGCGCGAGGTTATATTCCCGTTGCTCTTTTTCGGTGAGCTCGAGCTGTTCGCGAGCTTCCGCGCCTGGGGTTGTGATTGGTTTCGCCGATCGGGAAGCGACCTCTTCGAGAACCAGAGCGGAAACGGCATCAAGCGTCCGTCCCTCACTGATCCACGTCGCGATGCGCTCCTGATCGATCCCGTGACGCTTGCCGAGTTTTACGATGTCGCCGGCCGTCTTTCGGGAGTCGATTAGAACTTGAGCATGATCTGTTTCCGCCATGGTTCGAGCCTCCGTTGTTTGCTCGGCCGATCGCTCGCCCGAGGAGTTGATGACCTTTACGGGGAATCCGCGCTCCCCCGCCTTCCGGTTGTGCCCGACGTTTGGATCCGCCGGGACCGCGACCGAACTCGCTTCGTACGGCGTCCATGACGTCGCGCGATAGGTGTCGACTTTGTCGTCTTTGTTCTCGACGATCGTGTACTCGTTCACGCCGTAGCCGACAGAAATATATTTCCGGATCCCGTCCTGGACGTCGCGCTTCACTTCCTGCGCTTTCGGGTTCCGCGAAAACTGGACGACGCCGCGAAGGACCTTTTCCTTCTTGTCGAGCTTGACGTCGTTCACGACTCCGATGATCGACTTCGAATCATGGGAATCAAGAAACGAGAGACCGCTCTTCGCCCTGGAGAGATCGACCGCCTCCGGAGAGTGATCGAGGATCTCTTGTCCGAACCATCGGCGAACGGGGAACTCGGACGAGATCGCGATCGCGAATCGATCTTCGTCGGCGCCGGCGTCTGTCGCGTCGTCTTCTTCCGTTTCCTCCGGATCGTCGTCCGCTCCAGTGTCGCCGGCCGCTTTTTTCTTACGCCGCTCGATGTTTGCGGCGATTTTCTCTTCCTTCGTTCGCTTCGCTTTCTTCGGGAGCTTTTTGAACTCCGCGATTACAAACTCGCGAGTCTGCATCGGAAGGACTTCACCGTCTTTGACGGGGGTCGTACGCGTGAGTTCTTCTGCTGTGGTACTCATTGCAAAACCTCCAAAGTTTTTGATCCGCTCGCGTCGTCGCCTTCGCCGGATCCGCCGCTTCCCCCGGATCCGGTGTCGCCGGCGCCGTCGTCTTCCTCCGACTGATCGGTCGGAGCTCCGAGAGGTTTCGTCGCGCTCGGAAGTGTGAGATCGAGATCGAGCGTCTCGGCGAGATCCAGTTCCGCGCGGATCTCCTCGGCGACCTCTTCCCAATCTTCGCCTTCATCGGCGAGCACTCGGCCGCGCGAGGTAAGGTTCGCGCCGATCGAGAGGACCGCGGCCTGAGCATCTTTGAGCGGGTCGACCCATTGCCAGCCTCGAGGTTCCCACTTGCCGGCCTTGAACTTTTCCGGATCGCGCGCATCGAGGACGAGAGCTCCGAAGTCCATCGCGCACACGAGGAAGTCTTCGAACACGGGCTCGCAAAGGTTCTCGATCATCCAAGACTGATCGCGCTTCCATTGATCACGCTCGATCAGGAGTCCGCTTCTCATCGAGGAGTAATTGACCCCGATGAGGTCCGACGCGAGCGCGTTATAGGAGACGCCGAGTCCGGTCGCGATCTGTCGCATGATCGTGACGACGAAATTCGGAAACGCGTTCGCGGGGTGATCGGGGTTCCACTCTTTGAACGTGAGACCGGGGGGAAGCGTCTCGATCGTCCCGGGGTTCGCCTCGAGCACAAACTTTTTATCAGGGTTCGGTTCTTCGTACGCCGCGGCGTCGGTGTACTCGAGCCATCCCATTTTTGCTGCTCCGGTTCGCGCGGCGACGAGCTCCGCTTCGATGTATCCCTCGAGCATGCGGAGCTGGAGCATGACCGGATGGAACCATGTGACCCCGCGGGACTGAGAAACGCGCTCGATGTCGTAAAGATGAATTATGTCCTCGGCCGGGACCCGCTTCCGTAGAAGCGAACCGCCGAGGTCGCTCGGATGACCTGGAGTGATCCAGTAAGCGACCGGACGTCCCCACGCGTCGACCTCGATCCCCATCCGGATCTCGTTTCCGTCCTTCGACGGAGGGGCGTTATACAGGTGATCACATTGATCGGAGTCGATGAGCTGGAGAGCGAATTTGAACTTGTTCCCCGCGAACCCGCGGACCTTGCGAATGAAGACCTCGCCGTCGACCGCGACGTTTTTGAGTGCGGTCTCCTGGACGCCGCGGAAGGAAAGACGCCCGTCGACGGTGCAATTTTTCTTCTTTGACCATTCGCAAAACGCGCCGGAGATCTTGTCGTTTATCGGTTTCGCGAGGACGTCTTTGAGTTTCCCTGTCCCCGCACACGCCTTACAGGGGGGAGGATCCGGAGCGGCCGCGGCCTTGCCGTTCGCCTTCGCTTTCGCTTTCGTACCGTTCGCCTTCGCTTTCGTACCGTTCGCCGGGACCGCGATCGGCGTCTCGCCCGTCCCCTCACACTTCGGACAGACCGCGGAGCTGTTTCGGACCTGGGGACGATACCCGATCCCCTTGTGTCCGACGACGTTCGCGAGGAGGAGATTGAGAAAGTTTTTCGCGATCGGATTGTTTCGCGAGAGCTCACGGCCCCGAGCTCGCAAGAGTCGGAGATTCCCCTGGGCTTCCTGATCGGCCGAAAGGATCGTCGCGACCCAATCGAGCGTGAGACGCGTTCCCGATGCTCCGGAGTAGATCGTCGCGTTCGAGCGGAGCGAGAGTCCGACGCTCGAGCCGATGCTTAGGACGATCGAACGAAGCGTGCGACCGACCCAGGAAGATTTTTCTTTTTTCATCGATCGAGCCCCGTGACGTCGACCCAGGTCGGAGGAAAGGTCGGTTCTTCCGGTTCATTCGTGAACGCGATGAGGACTTGCGCGCCGAGCTGTCCGGGATGCTTCGCTCTCCATAGTCGATTGCGGAGATTTCCCTGGAGCTTTTTGAGCTGTTCGATCGGAGTCTTCACGACCGCGCGACCTCCGCCGGATCCGCTCGTCACTTGGTAGCTTTGGAGATCCGCGGAGATCCGCTCCAGGATCACGGCGTTCACGGCCGCGAGTTCTTTCTCGAGCTGGGAGATGTAATCGCCGGCCGCGGACGCGGCGACGCTTTTCTCGACCTCGACCTGGATCTCGTCGTCTCGTGGATCGTCGACCTCGGGAGGATCGAGCGTCGCATTCGTGACGCGCTCGGCACACGTATAAAAGCCCTTCGGAAGAGCCGAGAACGTCGGGACCGTGATCGCGGAGACGTTCGCGGGGATGACGATGTCGAACGACTGTCCGTCGGGGTTGATCGTCGCCGGGACCGTGAGCTTCGTTAGTTGCGGAGGGGTTGTCGTGAGGTCCCCGCCGTTCATGTAAAAAACATACGTCCAGCCATCCGACGCGAGGTAGTCGTCGAATGTTCGGTGAAACTTGACCGTCGTCCCGGAAGCAAAGAGACGGGGAACCTCGTCGGGGATGTCCGCGGGCATAACTCGGAAGGTATCACCAAGCAAGTAAACGATTTAGGCGAAGAGTGCCGAAAATGACCTTCGTAATAAAAAACCCCCGGGGGTCCGGGGGTTGAAGTCTTCAGGTGATTCGAGTCGAGGTAGGTTGATTATACCGTGACGACTTTCCGCGGTCGTCCGCCGAGTTTGCCGTTCGCGCGAACGGCCGCGGCCTTCGCCTCCGAGCTCGCGAGTCCGCCCTTGCGACCGATCTTCGAATACCACTCTGAGATGATCGATTTCTTTTTCTTCATCGCGCGACCGCCTCTCTCGCCTTCGCCAGTTCGGGGAACTGTAACGCCCACTCTTCCCAATCGTCCCGGCGGAGGTTATGGCAAAACGCGCGCGCGTCGGCCGGCGAAGTTTTCCCGATCAGGGGATACTCACAGTCGAGCTCTTTGCTTTCGAGCTCGAGCTCGATCGTCTTCCCGTTGATCTGAGCGACCTTCGCCTGAGCTGCGGGGTTCGTCGGCGTCGGCGTCGGCGTGCCGCGACCTTTGACCGTGAGACCGATGATCGCGAGAGCCGCGACCATGACGATCGAAGCGATTACAAGTGTTCTCATTTTTCCTCCGAGGAAACCTAAGCTGCTCAAAGTATCTCACCCGGACAGCCGACGACAACGTTACCAACGATCGCCCATCCGGAACTTCCGGTCCCCGCGGAATAGAGCATCGTTGCTTTGTAGTTCACGGGGAGTCGCGGGAGTTTGAGCTTCCCGAGCTCGTCGGCGACCATCAGTCGGCCGTCCGAGAGCGAGGAGATCTGAGGGATCCCGCCGCCGGTGAGCAACGACAGCTCTTCCCGCGTGAATCCGTTCTGAGGGTTTTTCGGATGGATCTCGGTCTCTTTCCCGTTCCACTCGATCAGGGTCGCCATTATTGGCACTCCCTTCGATCGCAAACGAGAGCGGGACCGACGATGTAATCGAGAGGATCGCGATCCTCGAGGAAGAGCTCGGTCGCCTTGTTGTTCACGGGACGTTTCAGGAGTTTGCCGTTCTCATCGATGACCATGAGCCGGCCGTCGGCGAGAGTGACGACCTCGATCGTGTCGCACTCGAGAAGGAAATACATCTCCTCGAGTGTGAACCCGCGTTTCAGGTTTGAAGGTATGACGGTGCGCTCGAGCCCGTCGTGTGTGATGAGGGTCGCCATTAGGCTGCCCTCAGATCTGACAAAAGTTCTTGTCGGCGCTGGACTAGCTTGGTCGACTGATGTTCCAGACGCTCACGCCAGAGACGCCAGTTTTCATCGTGTCGATCCAGTCGCTTCGCGATTCGGGTAAGACGCTGTACTTCGGTCTCGATCGTGATGGTTTCGAGGACGTCGTCGAGCGGTTTGAAATTCATCGCGACCTCCGCGATCCGTCGAGGACCTCGTCGATCGTGAGGGGTTCACATGTGCAGAAGAGCGAGCTCTTTTTGATCGCTTGAGCGTCTCGCATGATCTCGCTCTGTTCGGTCGTCGAGAGCTGATCCCAGGTCCGGGAGTTTCGTTTGCGATCGTGCCAGTTCTGGAGAGCTTCGTGAAGGAACTTCGTGTCCATGTTGCCCCTTGTCTCGGGTCGATCAGAGCCTCGATCGCCCGCCTTGTTACTGACAAGATCGTAAACCTAAGCAGCTTGAACACCTAGAAAAATGCGTAGTGATCACTTACTAAGGTTCACAGTGACTACTGTGATAACAAGAGAGTGACCTTTGTAATCGAGAACCTTTAAGAATGAAGGACTTACCAGTTTTTTACCCATCCTGAGCCCCTCGCCTGGGGTCGTAGTGCCTGCCTCGCGGTCGTGTCGACCTGGGCGATCGCCTCGGGTTTGCCCGTCTCCTGGGGGGTCGTGAGCTCCTCGGCCGTCTCGCCGAGCTTGTTGAGCTTCCAGTGTCCGATCGTATAGAGCGCGGCGAGGTTATAAACCTCGAGATCGAGCGCTTCGTTTCGGGCTCGGGTCTTGATGTACTCGCGGACGAACTGTCCGCCCTTCTTCACACGACGAACTCGCTTCTCGCTCGTGAGCTGATCGAGATATTCATCGTCGACGAAATGGGGAATGTGCATGTATCCGGGACCGGGGATCGGAATCTTCATGCGCGCGAAGATGCGATCCTTCGCCGTGTCGGTCCCGATCGTGTAGAGCTTCACGCGGTACGCGTTATTGAGCGAGAACTTTCCGAGGATCTCTTTCGCCGCTTCGCTCGATCCCTTGAGCGCATAGATCCGGCGTCGCTGTCGCGCTTTGACGAATCGATACACGTCGTCGGAGTTGTGACCTCCGGAGTCGACCATCCCGCAATAGATTCGGATCTTCCGGCCGGACGCATGCTCGAAGTCGGTGAGAAGAAACTCGTCGACGTCGTTCCACACGGCGCCTTGACCTGGATCCCCGAAAAATTGCTGATACGCGATCAGCCAAGACTCCTCTTTTTTCCCCCATCCCTTTACGACGACCTCGAGTCGATCTCCCTGGACGTCGACCGCGGCCGTGAGGAGCGCGACGCCGGCCGGGACGTCCGCGGTGTAATCCTCGCATCGCTTTCGAAGCATGTGCGGTTCGAGCGAGTCGCCTTGCTCTTCCCAGGTCTCGCCGAGTCGGAGATTGATGAAGGCCTTCATCTTCTCGGGATTTTTTTCCTCGTTCGCTTCGTGCCACTCTTGCGCGAGCGCTTTCCAGTTCTGTCTCCAGGGAGAGTAAAGCGCGTTGATGTAGAACCCCACGATCGGCCGGCCGGGGAACTTCGCGACCCAGGTCCCCGCATCGAGCATAGATTGTTTTCGGTACTCGGGGATCTTCGCCTTACATCCCGCGCAAATGTAGAAGACGGAACTCGCGACGACCTGTCCGTCGGCGTCGATCGCGTACGCGAGGTGAAAGTCCCGCGGCGAGTTGTCGCCTTCGTCCGGATCTCTCCAGAGAAGCGGTTGCATGAAACCGCACTCGGGACACGGGACGTAGAACATTCGCTGATCACTTTTGTCGTAAGCCTTCGCGATCGAAGAGATCCCTTCCGGTTTCGCCGGCGTCGAGCCCTTTACGATTTTGAAATTCGCGAACGCGTCCGTCCGACGTGTCCCGATCATGATCGGGTCGCCTTCGCCTTCGACGTCCAGGGGATAACCGTCGATCTCATCGAACAGGACGATCGGGACCGGATCCGACCGGAGTCCGGATCCGGCGTTCGCTCCGGTGAGTTTCAAAAACCCGCCGGGAAACTCTTTGAGCGAGAGAGTGTTTCCCGCTTGTCTCGAGACGCGATCGCTCACTTTGATTCTGAGAACCGCGGTCGCCTCGATCATCGGAGTGATCCGCTTTTTCCCGTAGTCTTTCGCGTTGTCGATCGTCGGCTGGACGAGCATAATCGGCTTCGGATCGATGTCCATGAAATACCCGACGATGTTATTGATCACGGCGTCGGAGTATCCGATTTGTGTCGATTTCTGGATCACGACCT